AGCCTTTGAACACTTTATCAATCAAACAACACACGTATATAAAATGACAAATAAACCAACATCGAATCATCCTCAATCCTATCCAGCTAAGCTCTGCATCCCCCTCGGTCAATGCGTTTCCCAGACGCAATATTGCAGGGAGAGTTGTTTACATATAGGTATTGAATCAGAAATGATGAGTTGTGAATGCGTATTTAGGTTTGCTCTTGTGGCCCCCTTCGCGGGTGTTACGAGTGTCCTTCTCGCCCAAGTTATTTGGGTTTTTGAAACATAGAATCGATTTACTTTTTAGTTAGATCGACTCTGTTATGGAAAGTGAAAACTTGACCATCTGGTGTGGAAGTTCGAGATGGGAACGGATCCAATACAGTCGGCCATTCGATGGCTTTACCGGCTAGGATATCAACCAGCGCGGGCGTGCCAAAGTTGGCATTGGCATTGACTATCGACTGGAAAGCCGCGTTTAACTTAGGCCAGGAGTCAGTATCCAAAGGTAGAATCGAATACTGAGATTTGTACGTAGTACCAGCTGAACCCAAGTTGTCGCGAATTCCAATAATGATGTCATTTATCATAGTACCCCAGTGTTTGGTATTTCCGAATTGTTCCGAGTCCATCTCACCAACTATGTATTGTTCAATCATAGGACGAGCGGTCGTCGTTACGGAAGTCTGTGGAGTAAATGATGCCATAGTACTAGCCCCATACATCTGAGGCTGGACTGAGCTGCTCGCTCCATTGCCTATCAAAGGTGTTAAACTACCAATGATCGAATCCGTACGCAGATTGGAAAAGCAAGTTGTTACTGCTTGTGTCCAGTTAGCGCTTGGAGTAGTGGCAAGGGTTAATAGGCAACGTTTAATTCTTGGATCGATTCGGAAAACAGGCTCGCCAGGGATAGCCTGAAGGACGGGCTGATTGCCCTCCCCCGTAATCTCTGCAACGTGCGATGTTATTTTACCATCAATACCAAAAGATATCGTTCCTTGTTGGGCTGCTCTTCGTCCACTCAAATTAAGATTGGGCGCAGTCTGGATCTGCGGTGTTCGCAGTCGGACTGTGTACTCAACGTATAGTTCGCCTAAAATAGTCGTTACGGCGTTAGGTGTTCCTACCGTAGCAACATAGAGGTTACCGACATCATACGTTTTAAGATCGTTATTACCAACCAGCGCTCCGGACCGGACATATCTTTCATGAACCATTTTCTTACGATCAATGGCACTGGTAGATAGTCTGGCGGTATCGAACACTGAGGATCTAGTAGCCCCAGCGTAAGACATGAGAGTGACTTTGTTAGCGGGTGCTGAGTCGGTAGCATCAAAATCAATTGCCATCATAAGGGAACCAGGAGTCGAAGTAGGAACCATGGGTTCATAGATATAATTAAGGCGCTCAAAAGTGTAAGACTCAAACCTGCTAGCCACTTGCGAGAGCCATGGGAACGAGCTAACCAGACCACCATTGATGTTAAACACGCTAATAAGAAAAGCAGCAGCAGAAGAAGTAATGTCCGTGATGTACTCACGATGAGTGATCGTGCAACCCTCGCGGGTTTGGCGAAATATCGGAGCAACATTTCTAGTCTTCACACTCTTGGCTACGGCTGCGTTAACAGTTTTAGCGATGCCTGGTATCTTTTTATTAGCGCCTCTATTTCGACGTTTATTTTTCTTTGGTTTTTGTTGTGCGTTTCCCGCCATAAATGTTTCTTGGGTGAATTACCTGAGTATTGGTATAGTTTATTTGTGTTTGAAATTAGTGGGTCTAATGTTTGTGAAAATCTTTGTATCGATCAATTATTCGCTGAAGATCTGGGGGGGATCTTAATAACCCGGCAAAGTAAGATTCCATGGACAATTGGCCTTCGATGGAAACGCCAAAAGCCACTTCATAATCCACTCTAGTGACTGGATGCACGTCTCTAAACGACACGGCATTTCCGCTATTAAGCGCCGGGAACTTATCCACGCAACCCAGAGGTCGGTCACCAATGGAAATTAACCACATAGCTATCATTTGGGTGATTGGAATCCCTGAGTTGACAGCAAGCTCGCAAAGGCCTAAGCCTCTGGCATACCTACCTGGCACAGTTGCGAATTTTTCATCACAATACTGCATCCTGGAGATAGTGCGAGCGGGTTCTTTAACCATGTACCAAACAATCCTGTCATCCCTGAAAACTCGTATAGGGTTAGCTTGACAGTATGAGATGTTGCGGAAATCTTCTGCAACTCTATCACATTCTGTTTCCATATTGAAGTTATTGAAAAACCCCAAATTGTTAGCCAAGTAACTATACTTTCTGTCTACGATAATCACCGAATCGTCGCCGTTCACATGAATACGAAACTGTTCTTGTGTCAGTCCATGTGATTTCAGCCAGACAGTAATCATGCCATAATTCATCAAACTATTGCCATCGGAGGTGGTGTACTCCCCCGACATTCTACCCCCCTTAACGCGATATTTCACGCCATGGTGGGTTCTGCCGTTGTTTAACTTCTGCTGTTCAAGCAGCCATTTTAGCATTCTTGAGTTATTTAATCTCGTCCAGAATTGTTCCTCTAAATCCAACAGTTCTTTACAATAATGACCGTCAAATTTGCTGTGGTCCAGGCAAATGGCCACAGGATCATCAAACATTGCCCAAGACTCATACATCACGTCCGCTGTGCCGTAGGAGTCATGGACCTTCGTGAAGATAGACCGGATAGGCTGTCCGTTCCATTCGAGTGTATGGTTACTCTTCACGGTCAAGGAGAATGGCAACAGTTCCCTTTTGAGACAATAGAGATATGTAAAGTCTCGGAATTGGATAATACGAGGAGGTTTGCCGGCCTCGTATTTACCCACAGGAATTTTCTCGTACTTAACAAAGGCTTTTATCACCGTTTGTTTGTAATCCAAATTTGTTACCTTTTCTCTCCACTCGAAATATGCACGTTTGTACCGACTTTTTATAGTTGAGCGAGTATTTTCTATCAGAGTCTTATGGTCAACTCGAGAGAAACTTGGAATAACTGAACGCATTGATTCGAGCTCTTTCTCCAGCATTTTAAATGCCGGGTTGCCGGGTGTGAACCCCGCTACGTGGCCAATAAAATGGCGACGCATTAGCCCATCGAATTCGTTACATTGACAATTGTTCCAATAAAACTGCTCTTCTAGTGGTAAGGGGAGACTAAGATGTAATAGTCTGCAATAACCCTTTTGATGACATCCCTCGATATTAGCTTGGACCTTGTAATTATTGGTTTTAACCATAGCCGGCACGACCACTTCTGTGCATTTACAAGGCAATATCAAAGGTGCCATTAGGCCGAAAGTCCATTAGCAACAGGGAGCCTAACACGCGATTGAAAAACGTGTCTCAGGGCTTTAAACCTGGGCTCCACCTGTCCGAACCTCCAACCTAAATCGCCATTACAAGCTCGATTGTGTTTGTCAAGAGCTTGCCATTCTTTGCGATTTTTCATCCGTGACCTAAAATGTAGTTCCTCTTGGTCCACGAAGAACGCCGACATTACCGCTGATGTTAAGATCACGTATTCTTGGTATGTCTCCATTTTAAACTGGCCGCGCAGCAGCCAGGCCCTAGCATCTTGTACGAGTGTTCTTACAAAATGCGGGTCTTTTACGTGCATATAATGCTTGCACTTGAGGTAGTACGTGAGCGCGGTGTATGTTATCCGGCTCTTCTTATCACGTAACGCTCTAGCTTTGCTAAAAGACGGTGGGTCGACCTGATGATAAGTTGTCGACTGCCCCGGTGGAATAGCTCCTACTACATTCGTTTCCTGCTCACCATCACTGCATGTCACCTCACCGTTCATCATTTCTATGTCTTCTCCAGCTGCACTAGCCTTCGCAGACGACTTACGGTTACCACTCTGAACTGATCCTTTCTTGGCTACAGTTTGGACTTGGTCACCTCTCCCGGCAACCTCCTCCTCTTGCGTACCCGATTCCACAACATGAGCCAATTCGTCCTCCACGAGTGCAAATCGGTTAATGGTTGGAATGGGGTCTCTCCGGCCCTCAGCGTCTTGCGACGCTCTTAAGATGGAATTCTGTTTGTTATTTGGGATAGCTTTCGCCTTGGTTCCCGCCTTCAACATACGCCTCTTAAGATACCCTGCTATGGCATGAGCTTTTGCGATAGAATCACCCTCTCGGTGCTTGACTTTATGCGTTATGGGCGCATTTTCCTGTTTCTGAGGTTCGGGGGTCTTATAAGAGCGTGGCATGTAACCGACATGACAGTCGATACCTTCCCACCAGTTGGACGGCTTCAAATGGCCTTTCGACACATAATCATTCGTTCCTGGGTTCAAGGCTCCGACCTGTAGCCCTAAGTTGGTCCTAAGGCTATCATCAATGTCGGGGCGAAATAAAATCGCCTCCATCAGCTCTCGTCTTTCCGTCTCTTCCTTGCGCTCGGCAGCTATTCTTTCTTCTTCAAGGCGAGCTGCACGCCTCTCTTTGTCTCTCCGCAAAACAACACTCTTCGACTCGGCTTCCGCTCTTCGAAACTCCTGCCAATAAATGTCGTAAGCAATGGCAAACTGAGAATGGTCCTGTTTGTCAATGCCCGCCTCACTGAGACGCTCCCTCCAGTTGACGGCTGTATCAAGGTTTGTTGAACCAAGATTTTCCGCCGCTATCTTATCTCTCTTCACTTTTTCGTATAACGAATGGTAAATAGGTATATATGACTGGTCAGTCGCTTTTCTACTTGTGGCTTCACCCTGATCAAGTAGTAACTCGGGCCCGTTCAAATTCGTCATGACAACTTCATTGGGTCGACAATTACGACCATAGTCCTAGCTTAACCTACATCGGACGGGAGGGCTGCTCCAGGCTGCACAATTAACGCATGTGCAGAGGTGGTGACACCGCGCCCCCCGTGGGTGGGGGGAAAACCCTGTTGGCTATACACGAGTGTACTCCAAAAACAGATCCCTTTAGGGAGACCCGAAGGACTTTTCGGTAGATCCAGCTACTCGGCTGAGGTGATCGCTACTCACCCCGCGGACTACACCCTTTACCCTAAGGTTTCTAGTGTTACTCTTTCGAGGATAATGCTG